GTGCTCTTTCAAATAACTCTGTTGCGTATTCTCGCAAGCCAGAGATGGAGCAATTTATTGCAGAATGGAAATCGCTTTATGACTCAAAATCTGGAGAGCGTGGAATATACAATGTTGCAGCAGCACAAAAGCAAGCAGCAAAGTATGGACGCAGGGATCCTGAAATACATTATGGAACCAACCCTTGTTCGGAAATTATTCTCCGTCCTTATCAGTTTTGTAATCTTTCAGAAGTCGTACTACGTGAAAACGATACAAAGAAAGATATTGAAAGGAAAGTAGATCTAGCCACTATTCTTGGAACATGGCAAGCAACCCTAACAGACTTTAAGTATCTTCGAAAAATTTGGAAAGACAATACAGAGGAAGAAAGATTACTTGGAGTTTCTCTTACTGGTCAATTCGGACATAAGTTTATGTCTGGAAAAGAAGACCTAGTATCCCTAGAAGCATTCTTGATGACTCTCAGAGAAAAGGCTAGAGAGACAAATAAAAAAGAAGCGGGAAAGATTGGTATTCCAGAGTCTGCAGCTATTACATGCGTAAAGCCTTCTGGTACAGTATCTCAATTAGTTGGAGTATCTTCAGGAATGCATGCATGGCATTCTCCATATTACATTCGTACAGTTCGTGGTTCAAAAGGTGATCCAATATCCACATTCTTAAAAGAAGTTGGAATCCCAGTAGAAGATGATGTTATGAAGCCAAATGATACTTATGTATTTTCATTTCCAGTAAAAGCTCCAGAAGGTGCTGTAGTTAGAAATGATTTAACAGCAATTGAGCATTTAAATATTTGGCTAGTTTACCAACGTGCATGGTGTGAACACAAGCCTTCTATTACAGTTTCAGTAAAAGAAGATGAATGGATGGACGTAGGAGCTTGGGTATACAAGAATTTTGACGAAGTTTCTGGAATATCATTTTTGCCTCATTCAGATCACTCATATAAGCAAGCCCCATACCAAGAAGTTTCAAAAGAAGAGTATGAAGAACTATTAAATAAAATGCCAGAATCTATTAGATGGGAAGATTTATCTTTTTATGAAACAGAAGATGGAACATCTACAAATGCCACCCTGGCATGCAGTTCAGACGGCAACTGCGAACTTGTAGACATTTCTGCATAATAGGTATATAATAAAGATTGGGGTAACACCCAAAATTCCTGGGCGCAATGCCTAGAAATAGGAGGATCTACATGACAAAAGATCTTAAAAGAAACGGACTAGTAGAAATGCAAGAAAAAATTCTAGCAGCGCTAGCAAGTTATGGTCGTCATTTTTTGGGTGCAGCCATTGCTCTTTACATGACTGGCAATACTGACCCATCAGATTTGATCAAGGGTGGAATAGCGGCTTGCTTGCCAGTTATTCTTAAAGCACTTAATACCAACGAGCCATCTTTCGGCTTTACAAAGAAGTAATTCTTAAAATCAATTAGGACGGCTCCTGTGCTAAAATAGGCATAGGAGTTTTCCTATTTTAGGAGATTTTGCAAATGGCAGGACAGAAAAATTTTGAAGTAGATCAAAATACCACTTTCTCTTTTATTGTAGAATATAAGGACAGTGAGGGTAATCCCATTGATCTAGATGGCGCAACAGCAAAACTACAGGTTAGAGACACTAAGGGTGGATCAAAACTTGCATTTAGCTTAACGTCACCAAATGGTGGAATTATAATAGATGCCCCCAATGGTAAATTAACATGCAAAATGACCCCAACCCAAACAAACAAGTTGTTTTATCCAAAATCTTCATATGACTTAATGATTACAGATTCTAATTTAAATAAGACAAAACTTATTGAAGGATTTTTAACATTAAGTAGATCGGTAACAATATAATGTCAGAAACAGTAATTGTAACCGAAAATATAAATAAGGTAGTAATTGGTTCCCCAGGAACCCAAGGTCCTAGAGGTAAATCTATCCTCAATGGAAACGGTGTCCCAGCAGACAACCTTGGCACTGAGGGAGATTTTTATTACGATAAACTTACAACAAGATTTTATGGTCCAAAACCACAAGAAACATCATGGGCTGGAGCCACCAACTATTTATTAAGCACAAGCACATTAACCTATCCATTTTCAATTGGTCAGGTTACAGATGAGCAAACATACTGGGCACTTGAAATAACCCATAATATGGGATATAACCCAAATGTGACTGTAAAAAATAGCGCTGGCGACATATTAGAAACAGGAATAGATTATAATAGTATTAACAAAATTACACTGACAATGGCTCAACCATTCGGTGGGATAGCTTACCTATCTTAAAGGAGAAATAGAAAATGGCAAGATTATTTGTAACTGATATCAATCTTAATAAGAATGAACTTCAGAACGCCAGAATTCAGGGATTAAGCTCAGCCCCATCAGCCCCTGTAACTGGACAGATTTATTATAACAACGCAGAAAATGTAATGTACTATTACAATGGACTAGCTTCACCAAACGGTCCATGGGTGCCAATGAATGGATCTGAAGAGGTTATTCAAGACATAATTGGTTCATCGGTATTAGGTGGAACAGGATTAACTGCAACATATACTGATTCTACAGGAACCACAACTATTGATTTAGACGACACAGCGGTAACAGCTGGTTCATATGGTTCTACAACTGAAATTCCAACATTTACAGTTGATGCTCAAGGTCGTTTAACTGCAGCAGGAACAGTAAGCGTAGCAACTCAATTAAACATAAATGCAGATGCAACTCAGGCTACAATTGATCTTTTAACTGACACGCTAATTATTAATGGCGGAGAAGGAATAGATACATCTTTTACTGGAGACACACTAACAATTTCTGGAGAAAATGCATCTACATCTAATAAAGGTATTGCCTCATTTAACTCAGATGACTTTGACACAACAGATGGACACGTAGACTTAGAAGATACAGTTGTTAAAACAATTACGACTGACTCTGGAGCACTTACACCATCAGGACACGGCCTATCAATTCTTGGCGGAGAAGGACTTGATGTAACACACACTGGAACATCAATTACAGTATCTGGAGAAGATGCAACAACTACCAATAAAGGTATTGCATCTTTTGAAACTGAAGACTTTACCGTAACATCTGGTGCAGTATCTATCAAGAATGTAAACCTTGGAACACAAACTACAGGTGATTATGTAGCTAATATTACTGGAACAGATAACGAAGTGACAGTTAGCCCAACTTCTGGAGAAGGTACTTCAGTAACAATTGGCCTTCCAGATGATGTAACAATTGCAAATAATTTAAATGTTGGCGGAAACCTTAATGTAACTGGAACAATTAACTCAGTAAATACCACTCAGGTAAATATTGTTGATAATAAGATTAATCTTAATACAGACTTTACTGGAACACCAACAGCAGATGCTGGTATCCGTGTAGAGCGTGGCGAAGGCGCAGATGTTGAAGTTCTTTGGAACGAATCAGATGATCGCTGGACACTTACAAATAATGGTACAAACTACCATGCAATAACAAGAAAATTCTCAACAACTGTTGGAAACGCAGTTTTAACACAAATCCCAGTTACACATAATTTAGGTGCCAGGGATGTTACTGTTCAAGTATACGATTCAGCCACCTTTGATACAGTAGAGTGCGATGTTGTTAGAACATCCACAGAGATTGTAACTTTAGGATTTACAGTCGCACCTGCTTCTGGAGCATACACGGTAGTAATAGTAGGATAAAGGGAGCAGTAAATGTCTGTAAAAAGATTAGTCCCTCTACATGCAGTAGTACTTGACTCAGATCCAATCACTGGACGAATTGGCGATATTTATTATAACAATTCTGAAGAAGAGCTTAGATATTTTGACGGTTCAGTATGGAATCCAGTCGGTGGAGCAATAACAGGAATACTTGAACATATACACACATATGATGGTGCAATATTTTCTGTGGAGTCTATTGAGGTTCCAGCTTCTGGTGTTATTGATGGAGGTACTCCATGAGCGTAGTAATAAAAACAAAAAGAGGAACCACAGAACAGTGGAATAGCTCTACAACTCCACTTCAAATTGGAGAACTTGGATTAGACACAACTCTTAATAAATTAAAAGCAGGAAATGGTACCAGTCTTTGGCAAAATCTCCCCTTTCTTACATCTGATGGTGGCGGAGACACTGGAGACATAACATTTGATGGAATTCAAATCATTGGTGCGGGCACAGCATCTGGTGATGGTAGCAATCTAGGAACTATCGAGCTTGTTCCAGATGGAGACATTACTTCAGATCAATATTTAATAATTGATCCAACTGCACCTAACCATATTCATATTCGTGCAGGTGGGGAACAAGATGCTTCTACTGCAGACCTATTTCTTGGCGGAGAAAGAAACAATGTTCGTGTCTCAGATGGCGGAAGAACTGTAAGTGTTAGCACAAGACCAAATACAGTTATTAACACATATACAAATCAAAATACAATAAGTAACACTTCTTTTGTAACAAGTAATACAGCAAATATTTATATAGGGGATACATTATTTTATGTAGGCGGAGATATAGTAACTGTTGATTCAATTACACAGGACTCACCAAGTGCTGGTCTACAGACTATCACAGCAAACCTAAATGGAGCACCAGCTTCATTTGTTGCAGGAGAACCACATATATTTAGCCATGAAGAAGAATGGGAAAATTATTGGCAGTTTGGAGCAGATGGTGTTCTGTCTGGTCCAGCAATGGGTTCAGTTGCCGTAAATGGACTTCACAATAATTCATCTACAGAAAGCGACCTCTTGTTAGTAAGCTCTGAAAAAATAGTTATCGCTGGAGACAATGGAGAATTTTTAAATGATGCCTCTGTTGCATCAAATCAAATTGCAACTATGGGAGATATTTCAGATGCAAATGATTATACGGACACTGCAATTTCAACTCTTGGAGACACTATAGATTCTGGATATATTCCTATTACAGAAAAAGGAACTGCTGGAGGAGTAGCATCTTTAGATCTTAGTGGCAAAATTCCATTAGAACAAATTGACACAAGTAGTCTTATAGGTCCAACAGGACCAACAGGGCCACAAGGCGATATTGGTCCAACGGGAGCAGCTGGTGACGCATTTGGAATTTATTATTTAGGGAATTATAATCCATTATCTGGTTACGTACCAGATATTGCAGTAGTAAGAGGTTCAGACGGACAACTGTATCTTGCTAAAGCTAGTGGACAACTGGGCGATCCAATTGATTATGTAAGTAATGGACAATGGGAAATATGGATACCTAAAGGACCAACAGGCCCTACAGGCCCATCAGGTGCAGATAGCACAGTTGCAGGCCCATCAGGTCCATCAGGACCATCAGGTCCACAAGGTGACGCAGGTCCGACAGGACCAACAGGTCCACAAGGTGACGCAGGTCCGACAGGACCAACAGGTGCAGATAGCACAGTTCCTGGTCCAACAGGACCAACAGGTCCACAAGGTGACATAGGTCCAACAGGACCAACAGGTCCACAAGGTGACGCAGGTCCGACAGGACCAACAGGTCCACAAGGTGACATAGGCCCAACAGGACCAACAGGTCCAACTGGACTACCTGGAGGAATAACTCTTACCGTAACAAACTCTGGCAGCGGAGCTTATGTAATAAATGGATCTAATAATCCAACTCTTTCTTTTATTCGTGGACACAGATATATAATTAACGTAAATGCTTCTGGCCACCCATTTTGGATACAAACAGTTTCAGGCGCTTATAGTTCAGGAAATATTTACAGCACTGGCGTTACAAATGGCGGAACAGATAACGGAACAATTATATTTGAAGTTCCTTATGATGCACCACAACTTTATTATGCATGTCAATTCCACTCATCAATGGCTGGTTCTATAACAGTTTCCGATCTCGGACCATCAGGCCCATCAGGTCCATCAGGGCCAGCAGGGCCAGCAGGAGGAAGTGAAGGATCAGATATTATGAATATCATGGAAGCATGGTAATCTAGGTATAACATATACCATAACTCGAAATAATAGGAGAAAAAATGGCAACAATATCAAAACTACTAGCAAGAACAACGTTAAATACTACAAACACAACTGTTTTGTATACCGTTCCTGCTTCAACAACAACAGTACTTACAAATATTATTATAAGTAATATTTCTGGTTCTGCAGCATCATTTAATTTAACATTACCAGACGCATCTGGAACACAGGTAGCATTTGCTACATCAGTATCAGTTCCAGCAAACAGCATTGCATCATTTGACCTTAAGCAGGTACTTGGTGGGTCTGGAACTCAAACAGTAATAGGATGGGCATCTGCCAACTCTGCACTAACAGCACATTTAAGCGGAGTCGAAATATCATAACATGGCATATAGTACATTTCCAGCAACTTCTTCAATCATAAAGTCAGTTCAAAGGGGCTCTACTGCTTCTGCTGGAAACGTAACAATATCACAAGTTAATACTGCAAAATCTTTTATAAATTCATTTTCTACATCATCATCAGGAAGCGTTGGAACAAACAGCTCAACATCTGGTACATTAACTCCTTCTGGAGGAAACGTTTCAGTTTCATCTCCAAGCTTTAACCCAGCTGGTGGAAGCTTTCCAAACTATGTAGGTACAAGATCATATAGTGGTGGATCAACATCTTTAACATCAGCATCATTTGGTGCCTATATAGCAAACTCAACAACAATTACAACAACAGGTGCATGTCGTTGGGAAGTAGTGGAGTATGCATAATGGGATCTAAAATATATCCAGCTGCCTCTTCGCCAATTAAGTCACTTCAAAGAGGCTCTGCATCATCATCTGGAAACGTAACAATTTCTTCCGTAAACACTTCTAAATCTTTTGTTAGATCTTTTTCTACAGGATCTACAGGAACAGTTGCTGGAACTGGATCAACATCTGGAACATATAGCCCATCTGGAGGTAATATATTTGGGCCAGGCGGCGGAGGATTTATTTCAGGTGGAGGATCAGCACCTACTTATTCTGGAACACGATCTTTGTCTGCTGGAGGAACATCATTAACTTCCGCAAGATACGGTGCATACTTATCAAACTCAACAACTTTAGTTGTTGACGGAGCATGCAGGTGGGAGGTTGTTGAGTATAACTAATGGCATCTACAATATTCCCACAAACATTGTCACCAATTAAATCTATTCAAAGAGGGTCAACAGCATCTGCTGGTAATATAACTATATCTTCTATAAATACATCTAAATCTTTTATTAGATCTTATTCTACTGGTTCAGCAGGAAGCGTAGGAGTTTCTGGTTCTGAATCAGGAACACTAAGCCCCACTGGATTTTATAATTTTGGTGGAACTGGCGGAGGTAATGCATCTTCAGGTGGTGGAAGTTTTCCAAATTATGCTGGAACAAGATCAAATGGAGCTGGAGGAACATCAATTACAGTTTCAGAATATGGCGCATATATAGTTAATTCAACTACAATAACTACAACTGGAGCATGTAGATGGGAAGTGGTGGAATACTCGTAATGTCTATTAAACAATATCCTGAAACTTTACAAGGAGTTAAATCTATTCAAAGGGGTTCAACTGCATCTGCTGGTAACGTAACAATATCTGCAGTAGATACATCTAAGTCTTTTGTAATTTCATTTTCAACTGGTTCTGCTGGAACAGTAGCAATTAATAGCTCTGAATCTGGAACTCTTACTCCTAATGGAGGATCTTGTGCTTCACAAGGAAATGGATCTAATAGCGGAGGATCCTGGCCAACATATAGCGGGTCAAGAAGTTTATCTGGAGGATCAACATCATTATATTCTGCGGAATATGGTGCACACTTAACAAATTCAACCACACTTACCACTACTGGTTCTTGTCGGTGGGAAATAGTAGAATACTACTAAGAGGAGAATATATATGACTAATTGGATACAATTAAAAGATGGGGTAGCTTTTGCTTATGTTAATTCATCAAATTTTGTTGCAAATTCTATTCCTATAGAAGACTCAGTTGACCCAAATACAATTATGGCAAAAAAATATGTAGACGGTCAATGGGAAGAGGCAGAGCTAATTCACTTTGTCGAAGAAATTCTAGGAAATAAAGTACTTAGAGTTAATTCAACAGTTTTTGCTTCAGATGTTACTGGAGATATTGTTGGACCTGAAGTAAAGGCAATGTGGACTAAAAACGAAGATGGTCAATATCAGCCACCAGCTACAATTGCAGAGGCAACCATATACGACGAGCATTTGTTCAACCAAGACTAGTCCTTTAATAGACGATATTAAGGTATAATAAGGAAAGAGGTATTCGTAAATGGCAACAAACTTTCCAGAGGAATTAGATTCCTTTATAAATCCGCTATCCACGGATTCCGTTGCCGTTGTCTCACATTCAGAACAACACTCTAATGCCAATGACGCTATTGAGGCTTTAGAGGCCAAGGTCGGTAAAGATGGCTCTACGGATCCCGTTTCTTTAGATTATAGGGTATCCGCTTTAGAAAACTCCTCAGTCGATCCAAACGAAATAAAAGATATTGCGGCAGAGATATTAGATCATCAAGACCATACAAACATAACTGTAACTTATGATGATACAGCAAATAAATTAATTTTAACTTCAGAAAGCGGAGTCGCAGATTCTACAACAGACGACCTTGACGAAGGCACAACTAATCTTTATTTTACAAATCAACGTGCCCTAGATGCAACATCAACTGCATACGACCCAGCAGGTTCTGCTGCTACAGCACAATCAAACGCTGAAGATTACGCAGACGGCCTTGCCGTCAACTACGACCCAGCAGGTTCTGCTGCTACAGCAGAAACAAATGCAAACACTTATACAGATACAGCGCTTAATGACTATACTCCCACATCGACACTTGATACAACAGTTGGTGGATATGGATATTTAAAGTCAGCAGATCTTTCTGGATATGCGACAGAGTCATATGTTGGAACAGCAATTGACAACATTATAGAAGGAGCCCCAGCTCTTTTAGATACATTAAATGAATTAGCAGCAGCAATTGGCGATGATGAAAATTTTGTAACAACAATAAATAATGCATTAGCAACAAAAATAACAGCATCTAGTACAGATACTCTTACCAATAAAACAATATCTATTCAGAGCGGTCTTACTTCCGTAGTTGGATATGACGATATAACAGGTTTTTATGGTCAGTCAGATATTCCAGTAATACAAGGCGGGCTTGATAAAGGCGGAAGAATAAATATTAGTTCAGAAGGAGTAATAACACAGTCTGCCCCTGGAACTGGATATACCTCTGGATTAGCAATTATTGGTGGAGGAACAAGAGTTGCGATAGGAACTTCAAACAATACTCTTATTGGTAACCTGTCTGACTTTAATGCAGCCCTTCTAGATGCAGATTTTGCAACAACCGTAGATATTACAAATGCAATTCAAGATGCTAATGATTATTCAGACGGTCTTGCCGTTAACTACGACCCAGCAGGTGCAGCAGCGACTGCACAAAGTAACGCAGAAGATTACACAGACACAGCAATATCAAGCCTTGGAGACGACATTGAGGCTGGATATATTCCAGTAACAGAAAAAGCTACATCTGGTGGAGTAGCTTCATTGAATTTATCTGGAAAAGTTCCAGATACTCAATTAGATATAGATTCAACAATTCAAGACGTAGCATCTTCAATGATTACTGGCGGAACTCATACAAATATCTCTACATCTTTTGATAACGTTACTAAAAAACTTAGTTTTTCTACAACCCCATTAACACAAGACCAAATTCAAGATTTTGTCGCACCATTATTCACACATACTCAGCATACAAATGTTACAGCAACATATGATGATGACAATAATAGAATAGTTTTAAGTGCTTCAGGTGGTAGCGGCGGTGGAGCCTCAGTAACAATTTCTGCAACAGCCCCAACAAGTCCCACATTAGGAAATATTTGGCTAGATTCTGACAACGGAAGTACTTTTATTTGGGATGGAGTATACTGGGTAGAAATAGGAGGAGCGGGTACTGCAGAAGCAATTGCAGCAGTTGCATCTTCTGCGCCAGCAAATCCGATTCTTGGAAGAATTTGGTTAAACTCAACAACAGCTAAAACATATATATATGATGGGTCATACTGGGTTGAGATATAGTTTATGATAAAATGTACTTTAGGAGATTAATATGACGTCATCTTTAGGTTTCCCATCAAGTCCAACAACAAACCAACAATATACTGTTGGTTCAAGAGTTTTTATTTGGGATGGGTCAGTTTGGAATTTAGTTTCTGCTGGAGTTACTCAAGAACAGATTCAAGATTATATTGATCCACTTTTTACACATTCTAGTCACTCAAATATAACCGCAACATACGATGATGCAGCAAATAAAATTATTTTAAGCGCTTCAGGCGGTAGTGGTGGAGCAGCAGACATAGGCTTAATCGTAGGCTTGTCTTAAGGAAAGGTATAGTATAATAAGACTATGGCCGTATTTAGTAATTTAAAAGAAAATGGTGTTGGAGAAACACCAGTTACATTATTGACGGCAGCACAAGCAACTGTTATTGCAGGGTGCATGTTAGCAAATATTACAGGATCAACAAATTCAATTTCTCTTTATATACAAAATGGATCTGAGATTTATTATATACTAAAGAGCAAATCAGTAGATGGTGGCAATTCATTTGATGCCATTACTGGTAACAAAATATTTCTAGAAAATGGAGATGCTCTTAAAGTCGTGGCAGGCACAGAAAGCGCCTTTGACGTAGTAGTCTCAATATTGGATGGTATCTAAAATGGAAGCATATCAAGAGACAAACGCCTACCAGGAGATAGATCTGAGCTTTGCAACAAAAACCTTTTACGGGGTAAAATACAACAATGAGACTGGAAAACTCACTGTTGAAAGGATAAACGACGGGAGCCCAGTAAGGCTACCTGCCGAAAATATTATAAAGAAAGACGATTACAAAACTTGGTTTTGGAGCAAACATACGGTACAATTTGATTGGGATCAAAACCAAAAAACTAATCTGTTAATGGAGATACACTAAATGACACAACTAATCGACCTAGGTAAGATCAGATTCTTTTTCGCAGGAACATGGAGCGATGCAACAACATACGAACTAAACGATGTTGTCAAGTACGGCGGTAACGTATATGTATACACATATGCTCTAGCATCACAAGGATATTTGCCAACCAATACAAACTATTGGGCATTAATGATCGAAGGTCTTAAGTTTACTGGTGTATGGAATAGCGCAACAGAATACCGTGTTGGCGATGGAATCGCATACGGTGGTAAAGTTTATATTTCTGTTAAAACAGGTTCAAATCAAGTTCCACCAAATGCAACATACTGGTCACAATTTGCAGACGGTATTCAGTATGAAGGAGCATGGTCTTCAACAGCTAACTATCAAAAGAATGACGTAGTAACATATGGACCAGATGTATTCATTGCTAAGCAAGATACAACAAATCATAATCCTGCAACTTCCCCATCATATTGGGATACATTTGTAACTGGTATAGATGCAACTGGTGTATGGAATTCATCTACAGCATATACTCCAAATCAATTAGCCGCATACGGCGCAAGAATTTATTTATCTTTAACAAATAACACAAACAAAGTTCCTTCCACAAACTCATCAGATTGGGCACCTTATATTGATGGACTTCGTGCAATGGGAGTATATAGTTCAACTGCACAATATCACATCAATGACATTGTAACTTATGGTTCAACAGTTTATATTGCAAAAGGTGACACACTTGGAAACACTCCAACAGATACAGTATACTGGGATATTCTAACATCTGGTACTACATACAAGGGTGTATGGGCAACATCTACAGAATATCTTGGCGGAGACATTGTTCAATGGGGCGGTAATACATATATTACAGATGCCTTCCACTCATCTTCATCTACATTTGCTACAGATAAAGATCTATACTGGGAAAAGTATAACTCAGGAATTCGATATCGTGGAGCTTGGGCAGCAAACACATTTTATATTGAAGGCGACGTTGTAAATGACGGTGAAAACTCACGTATCGCACTAGTAGACCATACATCAACACCATTCTTAATTGATGATGAAGAGTATTGGGATATTCTAGCAAAGGGCGCTACTGGTCTTCTACCAGGTCAAGGCGGTAAAGCTGGATATGTTCTTACAACAGACGGAGCAGAAGCAACATTCGAAAGAGATGTAACAAACCTATACTTCGGTGATGGTGCACGTACATTTATTGAAGGTCCAGCAGCATTAACAGATGTTGCAACAGCAGCAGCATGGGACACAGAAGACTTTGCTCAAGCAGTTGTTATTAACAACCTTGACACATCAACAGGTGACGGATTAGCACAATCTGCTGACTTTATCGCATACACAGGAGATTCAACAAACACAAATGGTTGGGCAGATCTTGGATTCACAGGTAAAAACTTTGAAACAGCAGAATTTGGAATTACAGGTCCTGGAGACGGATATGTATTTGCTCAAGGATTTGAGCCATTAGTTGCAGTAATTACAAATAAGCAATTAGCAAATAATGTTGCAACAATTACAACAAATGCAGCACACAACTTTGAAGTTGGCAGAAAAGTAAAAATTCAAAATGTTGGTGCTCCATTTAATGGCACACACATTATAACAAACGTATCCGCAACCGAGTTTAGCTTTGCTAAAACAGCAACTGATGTAGAATCATCTTCTACTGCTGGATCAGCAACTATGTATTACGGAGAAGGAAATCTTGTTCTTGCAACAGGTGATAGCGGATCAGCAAATAAGATTATTATAGCAGCTGGAGGATTTTCTTCAGGTAATGAACAAATGTCTATTACTCCAGATCAAAACGTACACATTGAAATTGCAACAGCCTCAACAAGCGCCACAACAGGTGCGTTAACAGTTGTCGGTGGTGTTGGTATCACTGGTGATCAATATATTGCTGGTGACTTAACAGTTATTGGTAACGTAGACTTACAAGGAGTTACAAAACTTCCAGTAGGTGCTGGCGCAACAGCGTATGAAACAGACGCAGAACTTACAGACGCAGTTATTATTGCGGCTGGAACATCTAGTTCATTCGTACAAAATGCATTAGTTAACCTAGGAACAGGAACATCTTCATCAGCAGACTATATTGCATATGCTGCAGAAGGAAATAACGTATCTGGTTGGGTTGACATGGGTATCACTGGAGGAAACTTCAATGATCCATCATTTGGCGTAACAGGGCCTCACGATGGATATATCTTTATGTCCGCTCCAGAAGGAACCACAGGTAAGGGTAATCTAGTTCTTGCAACAGATAACACTGGTACAGATAATAAGATTATCTTTGCTGCTGGTGGTCTGTTTACTGGTAATGAGCAAATGACTATTACCCCAAATCAAAACATTCATATTGAAATTGCAACACCTTCCGTTTCCCCTACAACAGGAGCACTGACACTTGTCGGTGGTCTTGGAGTTCAAGGAGATATCAACGTAGCAGGTGCAGTTAATATCGCTGGTGAAATTACATTCGGTGGTTCAGGAACAGTTGTTGAAACTGAAAACCTTGCAGTTGTTAACCCAATGGTATTCGTTGCAAGCGGAAACCCAACAGGAGACGGATTAACATTCGCCTTCCTTGGAGAATCTCGCTCACAACGTACATTAGTATTATCAAACGCAGTAAGCTTCCGTTCAGCATCAAATAACGTAGCTACAATAGTAACAACAGCAGCACATAATTACGAAGTAAATGACACAGTAGTAGTTACAGGTGTAGACGATCTAGCATCACTATCAGTAGTTATTGTTTATGAAGTTACAGGGTCTACAAATGCTAAAATTACAACATCTGCCCCACACGGATTATTGGTCGGACAATCAATTACAGTATCTGGTGTAGCGGCAGCCGTAAATGGAACCTACACAATCGCAACAGTTCCATCAACTACAACTCTTACATATACAGTTGGATCAACATCAAACGTAGCACCATCTCCAGTATCAGGATTGGTACAAAGAGTTGCTCTTCCAAACGTTTACAATGGAAGCTATACAGTTACTGAAGTTCCAACTAGCACACAATTTAGATACGCAAGAACAATTCCTGATGAGTCAGTAATTGCACCTAGCCGTACATATCCAAACGTAATAAGTTACTCATTAACAAACGGTGTAGTAACTTTAGTTCTTAATGATACACCTCAAATAGATGTGGGTGGCTCAGTCCTTATTGCAGGAGTAACATCAGCACTAAATGGAACAAGAACAGTTACAGCACGTAGCATGTCAACTCCTTTCTCAATATCATATGCAAGAGCATTAGATGATATTGTGTCAACAACTCTTACTACAACAGTAGCAGCAAATATTACTAGCAGAAACCGTACATCTGGTGTAGCAACGCTTACAACAAGTGCTAACCATTCATTTGTACCAGGGCAATCAGTAGTAGTTGCTAACGTATCAAGTACATTTAATGGAACTTATACAATTACAGCAGTAACAGCAAATACAATTTCATACCTACAAGCACTGGCAGATATTGTTGAAACAGCCGAAACTGGTGGTACAACAACAGCAACTTATCCAAGCTATGGATCATACAAGCTTCTTAGCTACCTAGGTGCATCATCTGTAACTAACCCACTACGTGGACAGTACACAGGTCTTGCTCGTAACCAAGCAAACCAGAAGTGGTACTTGGTCGGAGGAATTGCAAATAAGCCTTCAGATACAATTGACTTCTCAGCTCCAGGAACAACCTTTACTAGAGAAGATCTAAACGTAGATACACTCGAAGCAAGAGAGGTAGCTCTCGATAAAGATCCTTGGACTGGACTACAGGCAGCAACCTATAGATCAACTTCTGAAGTTCCTTCTATAATCAGCGCAAGTACGACACTAGTTGCAAAAACATGGACAAATCAATCAGAAAACGTAGTTCGTGCAACAGGAAGATACTTTGTAATACCAGCAACTGGAATGGTATTAACTCTACCAGCATCCCCAGCTCTTGGTGATACTGTTCAGATTACAGATATCGCTGGAACAGCAGGATCTGTTGCAACAAAGCCTGTAATAGCACGTAATGGTCAGCTAATTCAAGGCAAAGCAGAAGATATGACATTCGATGTTTCGAGTGCATCAATAAAATTAGTTTATAGCAATACAACATATGGATGGAGGATAACACAGTAAAATGGCAAATTTAAGTAGAGAATTAAATAACGCAATAGGTGCCAACGGGTTAGATCAGGGAGGATTGTGGAAAGAAGTAACCGATGGTTCCCGTTTTCCATTTAGCATTCCAACAATCTATACAATTCATGGTCGCGTAGGTCCACAGAACTATACCTGGGGTAACTCAGACAATATCTGGACTTCATATCATAATTACATGGCTAACGGTAACGACCATCCTCGTGCCTTTTGGTGGTGCTTAAATGATATTCGTTTAGACAACAATGGTCACGCCGACGGATCCCTTGAAAACTGGGATCATCGAGCAATGCGTACTATTCAATACGCAGGCTCACGTTCAGTAGGATCTATTGATACTCAATATTTTACCCATCCACATGGAGGCTCGAATCTACCAATAGAGTATCGTCAATTGTATATAAGAAATTATCATCCAACAACTGCATTTTCAGTAACAGTTTATGCTTCACATTCTAACTACTGGTCAAGTGGACACGAAGGAAGCTCAATGATTTTATGGCAACCAAACGTAAATGGATCTTATGCTGCAGTTACTGGTGGTACATGGACCACTTTATCAAGTCAGACATCAGGAAACTCAATTGGATATACAAGAAGTGGAACATTTACTATTCAACCTCAAACAACTAATGTTGTTCAAATGAATAATACAATGCATCACTGGACATCATCATCCCAAGCAAATAAAAACTATGCAAGCAACACGTACTATAGATTAGAGGACACATTTGGTGCTAACTATAATGGCGCATACTGGATTCAGCCAGATCATAGAATGCTATTTACAGCTGCAACATACTCTCAACCAGGAGAAAATACACATAATACAGCAACTGATCAAGTTTATAAAATTTGGAATAGAGCAGCATTGCTTTATGGAAATAGATAATAGGAGAAAACATGACTAATTATTATGTAAAATTTGATGAAAACGGAACTCAGTCAGAAATAAGATTTGGGTTAGATCAAGAAAATCCTTCTGGATGGATTGATACTGGACTAGACAATATTGACAATATGCAATTTAAACTAGTTAACGGTTCTGTGGTTCCTGCATCAGAAAATGAAATTTTAAATATGCGTAAAGAGCTATCTTATTTATCTGGACTAAAAAAAGCAAGAGTTTTTAGAAATGTACTTTTATCTGATTGTGATTGGACACAAGGAGAAGATTCACCTTTATCTGAATCTGATAAAGCATTGTGGGCCACCTACAGACAACAATTAAGAGATCTTCCAAGTACAGTGAATACTGAAAATGGAGAATTTACTCTACCAACCCCACCAGATCCAAACTATAACCCATTACAATAAAGTATTTACATACCTTTAAAAATATGCTAAACTTTATACATGAATCACTATAATGTTGTAATTTGTAGCCCAGGGTATGAATTTGTTGCAGAATATGTAGAATCTCTTTCTGAAACAATGTCTCAGTGTGCAGAAAAAAACATAACAGTAAAATGGTTAAATGGTCAATCATCTAGAGTACATCATGCAAGAGAATTAACGATATCTGGTGATAAGTTCGATATACATAGAGAATCACAAAAGCCATTTAATAATAAATTTACATACGACACAATAGTTTGGATAGACTCAGATATATCTTGGACTAGCAAAGATTTTTTTAATTTAATAAATTCAAAATATGATATTACCACTGGCGCATATCTATTGACAGATAATACCGCCACAGTGTATAATCAGAAGTATCTAAACGGAATTCCTAATTATTATATACTAGGAATGACAGAGCCAGAAAAAATTCAATCATGCGGATTTGGATTTATTGCTATGAAAAAAGGTGTTTTTGAAAGAATTCCTAGGCCATGGTTTAATTTAGAATTAGCTTCCATAGGCCAAAAGTATGGTATGGACATATACGATCTTCTCGGAGAAGATATTTCCTGGTGCTATAAGGCACATAAGGCTAACATTGACATATGGTTTGACCCAAGTATTTTAGTTACCCATCATAAGAGAATTCCTCTTAGATTTAAATAGAAAGACTGAATATGATAAAAAATTTAAACAAGGTTGTAATTGTTGGAGGCGGATCTGCTGGATGGATGACAGCAGCTACACTTATAAAGTTTTATCCTGAAAAAGAAATTGTTGTAATTGAAAGTCCCAACATACCCGTAGTTGGTGTTGGAGAAAGTACAATTGGCGGACTTAAAACTTGGGTAAATGCATTAGAGATAGATGAAGATGATTTTATGAAATATACTGATGCTTCATACAAAATGAGTATTAAGTTTACCGATTTTTATGATAAAGATTCTGGATCATTTCATTACCCGTTTGGATTGCCGTTTACTGGTCAGTTAGGTCCAAATAATACACAAATTTCACCACAAGAAATATTAAAGATGTGGCATTATAAAAAGGGAGTATTTCCAGAAACTCCAGTTCAAGATTACTGCAGGACATATTGGCCAACAATGCCATTAATTGAAAATAATAAATTTAGCAAAAATGAATCAGGAGAGTTCGACAATTACTATCCAGAGACAAACGTAGTCTACCATTTTGATGCAACAAAATTTGGTGCTTGGCTAAGAGACAGATACGCAAAACCAAAGGGAGTTATTCATATACAGGGAGAAGTTGTTACTGTTAACACAGATGAAAACGGGGTATCTAATTTAGTTTTAGATAATGGAGACATTATTTATTCTGATTTATATGTCGATTGTACTGGATGGAAGAGCCTTCTGTTAGGTGATGCATTAAAAGAACCATTTAATTCATATGATCATATTCTTCCAAATAATAAAGCTTGGGCAGCACAGCTACAGTACAAAGATAAAGAAAAAGAATTAGAGCCATTTACTAATTGCACAGCTCTTGGAAATGGGTGGGCATGGAATATTCCTTTATGGTCTAGATTAGGAACTGGGTATGTGTATAGCGATAAATATATATCTCCAGAAGATGCAAAACAAGAGTTTAAAAATTATTTAATGTCAGACAAAATGGTATCTCCTAGAACACAAGAAGAAGTGGATACTCTAGAGTTTAAAGATATTAACATGAGAATAGGTTTAGCGGAAAGATTGTTTGTAAAAAATGTTGTCGCAATAGGTTTATCTGCTGGATTTATTGAGCCTTTAGAAAGTAACGGATTGTTTACAATTCATCAGTTTTTATTAAAACTAGTAGATACAATAAATAGAGGACCAGTTTCTCAATGGGATAAAGACGTGTACAACGTTTCTTGTAAGATACTATTCGATTCTTTTGCACATTTCGTATCTCTTCATTATGCATTAAGCCACAGAACAGATACACAATATTGGAAAGATATATCTACAAAAACATTTTCAAATATGCAAGACTTAGATTATCTTCAGACTTCTGGATTTTTTGAGCTTGCAAAATTAAAAATGGTAAATGGCGCTCATGAACTTACAAGCGGAATGAACTGTGTTGCTACTGGAATGAATTTCTTTTTATACAGCCAACAAGACCTTCTCCCTCATCCAATTTATAAGCAAAGTTATATAAAAGAATATGTTGAAAACTTTGTTAAAAGTACAGAGTATGTTCAGCTTAAATGGAAAAAGGCAGCAGAAGATGCTCCTACACTTTATCAATATTTGAAAGATAAATATGATAAAGCCTAAAGACATATGGGAAATAACAACCCAGTTATTTGAAAAAAAATACTGGAATAAAACTAATATAATTGAGTTTTGGGCATTTTCTACAAAGCTTATGATTATATTTCCAGGACTTTTATTCGGTAAACAATTTTGGTGGCTATTTATATTTGCTCTGGCTTCTAGCCTGGCTCTTATTTTTACTTCTACCATTAAAACATTACCAACAATTATTTACTTTAACATTGGGTGGAGCATCCTGGCTTCCATCGCAATAATCAAACACTTTATATAAAGGAGAAAAATGTCAGAAGAAACAAAGACCCCAAATGCTGAAACAGCCTTTGTTGTTGTAAAAGGACTAGACGGCGCCTATAAGTTACTGGACTCGCTTTCAGACGAAATTGTTCTTTCCAGAAAGCCCTCACGTCTAGATATTAAACTTGCCGCTGGAGAAATTTATAACTCAATTTCAAATGCAGAGTCGGCAGAGGCAGTACTAACACTTCTTGCAAGATCACAACAGCCTCAGACAGCAGCAGAAGAACCTAAAGAATAATTAATGCGTTTTCATGTGGTAAGTCTTCCACATACTCAAACGACTAAAGAGTATGTCAATTGCGCCTTTACTGAAAAAGTAAGGCGCTTTTGTCTTATGATGAAAGATTTAGGGCATGAGGTTTACCTATATGCTGGTGAACAAAACGAGGCTCCATGTGATGAATTAATTACTTGTATATCCGATCAAGAAAGAATTGATGGCTTAGACGGTAAACATTTTACTTCCGCCTCATTTGATATTAAACAGCCTTACTGGGATAAATTCTTAAATAACGTAATACAAGAATTACGCCCACGACTTCAGCAAAAAGATTTTATATGTTTAATTGGCGGGACATCTCATAAGCCAATAGCAGATGCCTATCCAGAACATATGTCAGTAGAGTTTGGAATAGGATACGGATCCAGCTTTGCTAAATATCGTGTTTGGGAATCTTATTCATGGATGCATTCGTCTTATGCTGCGTATAAAGATCCAACAAAAGTTGACGGATTATTTTATGATACAGTAATCCCAGGATATTTTGAACCAGAAATGTTTCCATTCCAGCCAGATAAAAAAGATTACTATCTTTATATTGGCAGAATGATAGAACGTAAAGGAGTAGATATTGCATCTCAAATGTGTAAAGAAATTGGCGCAAAATTAATAATGGCTGGCCCTGGAGACTATATTCCAAAATACGGTGAATATGTTGGACCTATTGATTCTGATAAAAGAGCAGAATTAATGGGTGGAGCAATTGCAGTTTTAGCACCGACAACATATATAGAGCCATTTGGAAACATTGTTCCAGAGGCACATTTTTGCGGTACCCCAACAATTACAACAGACTGGGGGGCATTTGTAGAAACAAATCCTAATGGAATAACTGGATATAGATGCAGAACCCTAGATGAATTTTGCAAAGCGGCGGAAGACGTTAAGAAATTAAACCCTCAAATAATACATGATCGTGCTATGGCCACATACTCAGTAGATGTTATAAAATATAAGTATGAGAAGTATTTTAAAGGCCTTTTAACGCTATGGGACCAAGGATGGTACACAAGATTATAAGGCTAATAATGGTACAATATAAAAATGGCAACCACAGGTAAAGGTTTTCGATATCCAGATTATGCAAACACTCCAGACGTCCCTAGAGACCTGGAGTACCTTGCTGAAGACGTAGATACGTACTTAGAGACACATCCTGGCCCTACGGGCCCCACAGGCCCTTCAGGGCCATCTGGTGCCACTGGCCCATCAGGTCCTCAAGGAGTAACTGGAGCAACAGGGCCTACAGGCCCAACAGGAGCAACAGGTCCATCTGGACCTCAAGGAACAGCAGTAACAATTTTAGGAACTTATAATTCATTAGGTGAATTACAAACAGCACATCCAACAGGAAATGCTGGAGACGGATATTTAATTGGCGGAACGTTATATGTTTGGTCAGTTAGTACAACATCTTGGGAAAATGTTGGAAATATTCAAGGCCCAACAGGACCAACTGGTTCAACAGGACCAACAGGCCCACAAGGATCTTCTGGAGCAGACTCAGTAGTTCCTGGACCAACGGGACCAACGGGCCCAGCAGGTGCTACAGGTCCATCAGGTCCTCAAGGTATTCAAGGTATTCAAGGACCGTCTGGACCAACAGGTCCAGTAGGATCAAGTGGACCAGCGGGAGAAAATTCTACAGTTCCTGGACCATCAGGTCCATCAGGTGCAACAGGTCCTTCAGGACCATCTGGACCATCAGGTCCATCAGGTGCAACAGGTCCTTCAGGACCATCTGGACCAACAGGCCCAGCAGGAGTTTCCGTAGCATATTCTAATGGAACAGATACAGCTAATTTAAATAAAATATTTTATAATACAACTGGAACACCACCAAGCGGAACTGCTACTGGCGACCTTTATATTTACTACTAGGAGCCTAAATGAGTATAAGAGTATATGTTGGCTCACAGTGGAATAATCAAAAATCACTAAGCATTTATAGCGGTACAACCTGGAGCAAAGTAAAGCAAGGTTGGATTTTTAATGGGTCTAACTGGTCTTTAAATTATCCAGAGTTTCCAGTAAGCACAACAGCTCCAACAATAAGTGGCACCGCAACTATTGGAAATACTTTAACATGCACACAAGGTTCTTGGCAAGGCGAGGATGCATATACGCCAACAAGCTATTCATATCAATGGAAGCGTGGAGCAACAAATGTTGGAACAAATCAAAATACTTATACTACAGTTTCTGCAGATGTAGGAAGTGCAATAACATGTGTTGTTACTGCAAATAATCAAAGAGGTGGCACTCCATCTACATCAAGTAATAGTATCACTGTAGCACCAGCAGCACCAACTGGATTATCTGTAACAAGCACAACATTGACACCAGGAGCGTTTACTGTAAATGGAACTGGTGGAGTAACAAGTTGGTCTGCTACAAATACAACCTCAACAAATGCAACAATATACATTGGAGTTGCAACAAGCACTGGGACACAGCCTTCATCAGGAACAATCTATACTCCATTTTCATGGACAAGTATTCCAACAACATTTCAAAGCCTTCAGTCGTGGGGTGCTGGTACTGTAACAATAACAGTATTTGCAGTTAATCAAAATAGAAAATTAAGAGTTAGTTGGACTGCAGCATCTGGAGCAACATCGTATGACGTGTCTTGGAGTGGCGGAACAAATGGAAGCGTTTCTGGAATTACTGCAACATCGTATGAAATAAATGCAGACAATACAAGCTCTGTAACATTTACAGTAACATCAAAATCTGGATCAACTTCTGGAGGATCAGCTTTCGCCGCTGGATCATCAACAGAACCTCAAACAACAAGTAGCACAAATGTTACTTTAACTGGAACTACTACAACTACTACCACCACAACTACAACAACTACAACAACAGCGTGTATTTGTACATATAGTATAAGCGGAGTAAACTGGACTTCCCCACAATGTTGCCCGACTGGTTCAACAATATCTGCAGCTGGAACTGGCCCTGGAAGAACAGTAACGGCAAGTAGCTGTTGCCCTACTTATCCAATTAAATTTAATTGCAGCTCGTTCGACGTTACAAACTCTTCAAGCTCAAACTACAGTGTTTGTTTTAGCGTTGGACAATGTGCTGCTAATAATAACTCTTCTGGAACCAGAACAGCTTGTGTTGGTTAATCTATTTACAATGTTTAAAGAAACAGGTATAATTACATTATGATAAATTTAAATGAAGAAGATTGGTTTATTTATCCAAATAAAGAGATAAATATGGCTAAAGGGAAATCTGCCGAACAGATAGCTCTTGTGGTAGATGGTGAAATAGCATCCTTTATAGGAATTGATCCAAATTTATCTAATGTTTTTTTAAATGCGACAAGTTTTATAGAATGTGAAAGTTTAGAAAGCGGAGTATTTTGTATTACAGTTTCTGATGGAACAAATACCGAAACAATTTTATGTAATGAAATGATTTATGCAATTCTTTTATCAAGTCCAACTATTGTAAAAGTAGATATTAGTATTCATACTTATGCAGATAGAGCAGAACCTGGCTGGCTATATGTTGACGGACAGTTTATAGTGCCAGGAGAATATGATTGAAATCTAAGTGGCAGCAGTATAAAGAAAAATTAGGCAATACTAGACCGTGGGATATTTTAAATCCAAACGCTGAATATGCATCAGAAGAGCTTGCTAATCATAGATACTCTTTATGTCAAGGATGCCCATTTTTTATAGATCTTACCAAACAATGTAAAGAGTGTGGTTGCTTTATGACAGTTAAAACTAAACTTTTAAATGCAGCGTGTCCGCAAAATAAGTGGTAAAAATGTCTAGTATTTTTATTCAAATACCATCATACCATGATTTTGAACTAAGAAAAACAATATTAAATATTATAGAAAATAGTTCTGGCGAAAACATAATAAATTTTGGAGTTCATATAACATATAACAAAAAAGATGAAATAGATGTGTCTGATATTCCAAATGTTAAATTTTCTAAAAGTAAAGCTCCCAAAAACCTAGGGGTTGGGATGGGAAGGTACTTGGCTAATAAATTTTATGATAAAGAAGATTTCTATTTTCAAATAGATTCTCATACTAGATTAGAAAAAAATTGGGACAAAACATTAATTGATTGTTACAATAAATATTTATCTATTGGCTATAATCCAGTACTGTCTGCATATCCAGCTGGATATAGGTATGTGGACTATAAAGTTGTAAAAGATATAGATCCAGTAATATCTGTAGCAGGATTTGAAAAAGATAAAAGTTTTTTAAAAAACTATATACCCCATCAAATAGCAGTTAAGAATAAAGAAAAAAACATATTTACTAAATCTATATCTGCTGCATTTGTATTTTCTAAAGGAGAAATTGCAAAAATAGAGCCTAACAAAAATATATTTTTTTGGGGAGAAGAATCAATAATGGCTGTTAGATTGTATACACATGGATACGACTTAATGTTGCCAGATCAACAAGTAATGTACCACCTGTACTTTGACTGGGATAATCAAATCGGGTCTCAAAGAAGAGTGGTCTCAAATGATTTTCCAGAAGAATCTATAAAGCTTCAAAAGATTTCTGACAAAGAGATGTATCGAATTATAAATTTTCGTACCATCGGGGACCAGTCCCTTGGATCCGTAAGGAGCCTTGCAGAATATGAAGAGTACGCTGGACTAGATTTTATAGGCAAAAAAATAGTAGGAACTGAATATATAGTATAATCAATTAAATTATGCTATAATAAAAAAAGGAGAGAATATGCCAAACTATACAATATTAACAGAAGATGAAAAAACCGCAATTAGGCAAAACGCCATTAGAAATTTAGAGTATGGTATGTATGCGTTAGAGGTAGATTTAGAGTCTGAAAAAATAAAATCAGAGCTAGATGATGTCAGAATAGATCAGATTGAAAAAGAAATTGCAGAAAAGGAAGCGCAAATAGCAAAGCTATTGTCGTAGCATGTCATATAAACTAAGTGTTATTTCTAATTCACCACTAGCCTTCTGGCCACTAGAATCCATTTCTAGTAGTGGAATATTAACATACCAGGATTTATTAGACGATTACAGCACCTATACAGAATTTTTAAATGGGTTTGAAACATATGCAGATTCTAGCGGGTCTACTACACCAGATGTTTCTGGTTCAAATAATAATGGGGTATACATAGGACTTGTATACGAAGACAATATCCCACTTTTATCAGGATTTTCAGAATCAAGAAAAATTAAAGGGTCGTCATCCATATTCTATCCAACTCTAAATGATCACTCACAACCACAAGCATCTGTAGGTTTTGGAACATCAAATGCTTCCGATAATGACTTTACTTTAGAATGCTGGGCCTATGTCGACACATCATCTACTTTAGATATACCGTTAATTGGAGACTCATCATCAGATGTGGGGTTATTCTATAGCAATGGAAATATTGTATTTAAATTAAACTCTCAAGAAATTACATGGACAATTCCGTATACAAATAAAGCATTGCATATAGTCGCAACATACACTCCTACAAATGCATACCTATACATTGATGGAAAGATGGAAGTCCAAAAGGATCTAAGTAATTTTGCATTTAACAATAACAACCTAAACCTTTCTTCTGGTCCAGTAAATAATTCTAATGACTATATGCTAATTAATGCAGTTGCAATTTATAGATATTCATTAAGCTCTCAATCAATTAAAAATCATTACGATAGCGGCAAAACTATTGATTCAAATCAAGTAGTTTATCCAGATGGCGGAGAGTTGTTTAATTTATACGACAACGCTTTATCGACAAAATACTCATATTCTTATCCAGCTAATAGGCAGTGGGAAGACTTTTTAACAGACGATTTATATTACGACAACATAAATAATGCAATAAGAATTGCTTCAGGATCTGGTGTTGCAAAAACAGTTATCCTTAATGACTTTATAACTATTCCAAGCGGGGCAGAAATGGATGACTCTAGGATAGAATGGGACGGAAACAACGGTATTGAAGTTGAGACAAGTGTGGACGGAATAACCTATGAGTCTTGTATAAATGGTCAAGCAATACCACAATACTCCCTAGCCTCATTTGATACCTCTAGAGATCTACATATAAGAATTACAATGACAACTTCAGACGATAGCCTATATCTTCCTAAACTATATAGCCTATCAATGAGCTTTTATAAAGATCAAGTATTCTATGCAAATAACTCAGCATCTTATATATCACCTCTTCAAGGAGATATGGGGCTAAGCAACAATAGATATGAGATATTATCACGAGATGCGAGAAATGGAATAGCCCTAGAAACAGGATCAGCCTTTTCAATAAATACTAATACTCTAACTAAATCATTAGAGTTCTTCTATACTCCATCTACAATAAATGACGGCGGGCTAGTAAAATCAATTTCTGGATCTGGTTATTCAGCATCCAATTTCTCTTGGTCATCTTCAGTAATATCCAAAACCAATATAGATAAGATATACGTCAATGGAATAGATAAAAGCACAGAGACAGATATCCACAATATATTTGCCAAGGACCAGCTTTATTATGTGGTAATCACATTTACTAATGCCATATCTGGGCAGATTGATATAAACTACTCTACCGCTGGCGCAATTTCGGCACTTTACCAGAATATAGCCATATATGATTATGCCTTAACTCTAGCTAAATCAGTAGAGCATTTTAATCTATACCTAGGAAACGCAACCGTATCCCTATCTAATTCGTTAATGAGCATGACAGAAAACTCTTTTAACTACTATAATTACGACTGGACAGTAGTACAAAATATATAATTTTGTCATAACCCCTGACAAAATCTGGACTTTGACCCAAAAGAATGGTAAAATTGTGATCTATGGATATTAATAAGATCAATACTCAGGTATTAGACGAAGAAACTAGATTAGGCATATATGTTTGGGAAATGCCTGACGGAAAGTGGATAGGCGATGACGAAGGAAATTTCCTCTCAGTTACATCAACAAAAGGGAACAAATCAAGAGTTAATGCATTGGCTGATGAAGTTAGGTCATACGGTATTCTTGAGGGCAGGCCTCTATTTCTTTCTGGACGCAGGAAGATCGACGACGAAGAGCACCAATATCAACAACAAAGATTAAAGTGGGGACTAGTTCCAGATCCTATGGATGTTGGAAACTACAAAGATGAAATGAAAGCTTTGAAAAATGGAGGAGCAAAATAATGGAATATGTAGATGACAACGATACATTTAGCAATGAGGTATCAATATCAAACTCATCCGACTTATTTAGCTTTAGCCAACCAGTAGTAATTGAAACTGATCCATTTAAAATAGAAGGCGAAGATTTAAAAAAGGTAATTGGACTTAGCCCAGCATTTCGTAGAAAAATGTCTAGAGACCTTCAGAAAAGTTTTACTGGAATTGAAGGAACAGGAACACAGCAGAATCTATTGCAACAAGCAGTCACTGGATATGCAATGTTTGACCTTGTTCAACCAGTATATAACCTAGAGTATCTTTCAAAGATATATGAAATTTCTCCATACAACTATGCAGCAATTAATGCTAAGGTAGCAAATATTGTTGGACTAGGATACTCATTTGTAGAAAGCAAAAAAGCAATGGAAGCACTAGACAACATTGAAGATTCTACACAATTAAATCGTGCTAGACGAAAGATGGATAGAATTAGACAGCAGCTAGAAATTTGGCTAGAAGACGTAAACGAAGAAGAGACATTTGTTGAAACCCTAGTAAAAGTTTATACAGACCTAGAAGCAACAGGAAATGGCTTTATTGAAATAGGTAGAACAACTAGCGGAAACATAGGATATATTGGACATATTCCAGCAAAGACTATGCGTGTTCGTAGACTTCGTGACGGATTTATACAACTACTTTATGGAAAGGCTGTATTCTTTAGAAACTTCGGCGATATGGAAACAGAGAATCCAATTGCTGGTCAAGAAGATAGACCAAACGAAATTATTCATTTAAAGAAATATACTCCAATGAATAATTACTACGGTATTCCAGATATTGTTGCATCACAAAATGCAATGGCTGGTAACGAATTTGCTGGTAAATATAACCTAGACTACTTTGAAAACAAGGCGGTACCACGTTATATTATTACAGTAAAAGGAGCAAAGCTTTCAACAGAGTCAGAAAGAAAGCTTCTTGAATTTTTCCAGGTAGGTCTTAAAGGGAAGAATCATAGATCCCTTTATGTTCCACTTCCAGCAGATTCATCTGACTCAAAGGTAGAATTTAAGATGGAGCCAGTAGAGGCTAATATTCAGGATTCATCGTTTAACAATTATAGAAAAGCCAACCGTGATGAAATTCTTTTGTCCCATCGTGTTCCAATTAATAAAATTGGAGTCCCAGAGGGAGTCAGCCTTGCCTCAGCAAGAGATGCCGATAAAATGTTTAAAGAGCAGGTTTGTCGTCCAGCACAGGATATTCTAGAAAAGAAATTAAATAGAATTATTGCAGAAAAGACAGATGTTCTTATTTTAAAATTTAATGAATTAACCCTTACTGATGAAGATACTCAGTCTAAAATTGATGAGAGATATTTACGTATGCAGGTTATTACCCCAAATGAGGTAAGAATTAGAAAGGGCATGATTCCAATTGAGAGTGGAGATGAAGTAATTCAATTAAAACCTCAACAGGCAGCGGAACAAACAGCCCAAGCAATGAATAGTAGAGCCAGAACCCAAGAAAGAGATTCTAACTCACCTGATATTTCAGGGGAGGCCAGAAACCCAAAAGGTGAGGGTAGGGTCACAGCTTAATTATTAGGCAACTAGTTATTTGCCTTTTTACATTTTAAAAGATAAAATTAAGCATATGAATATTGAAAAATCTTTATGGTCTTCTCATGGCGATAACATCAGCTTATCTGTCCCATTTACTAAAGTCAACCGTGAAAAAAGAACTGTTTCTGGATTCGCAACTTTAGACAATATAGATCAAACAAATGATCTAGTAACTGCAGAAGCAAGCCTGAAAGCTTTTGAAAATTTCCGTGGCAATATCCGTGAAATGCATGGATCAAATGCTGTAGGGAAAATGCTTTCATTTAGACCAGAAACATTTTATGATCCAGAAACAAAAGAATTCTATAGCGGAGTATATGTAGATGCATACGTTTCTAAAGGCGCACAAGATACATGGGAAAAAGTTTTAGACGGAACTCTACAAGGGTTTTCAATTGGCGGAAAGATTACAGAGTCAGACAATGAAGTAAATAAGTCAACAGGTAAGACTGTAAGATTTATTAAAGGCTACGACCTGCTTGAGCTTTCAATTGTAGATTCACCAGCAAATGAATTATGCAATATTTTATCAATTCAGAAATCAAACGGTTCCTTAATTTTTAAAGGTATTGCGGCAGAAGTTTCTACAGAAAATATTTTTTATTGCGAAGAAAGCAAGTCAGTATTCATCTCACAAGATGCATCTTATGATTCCCCTGTTACTGGTAAGCCAGCAGCACTAATTGGGTGGGTAGAGTCTAATGATGTTAATAAATCAAAGGAGATAGATAAGATTCTTGATTCATTTTTGAAGTCAAGATTACCGTTGCCTGAAAGACAAACAATTGCAAAACAGGCAAACGTAGAAGGAGGTAGTGAAGTGTCAGAAAACACAGAAACAGTAGTAGTTGAAGAAACTGCTCCAGTAGAAACACCAGTTGTTGCTGAGGAAGCACCAGCTGTTGAAGTAGCTGCAGAAGATGCAGTTGCAGACGCTTCTGCCGAAACTCTAGAAAAAGCAGCCGACGTATCAGAAGTTGAGGTTGATGAACCTGATTTTGCAAAGATGCTTGGTGATTTAAAGGGCTTTTTCTCAGAGACTCTAAATAAAGCTTCTGAGGCAAATGCAGCACAGGTTTCAACTATTAAAGAAACAGTAGAAACTTTCAGCAAGAGCGTCGATAGCAGAATTTCAGAATTGGCAGAACAACATGCCGTATTAAGTAAGGCTGTTGAAGATATCAAGGGCACAATTGATGGCGTAGAAAAGCGTGTCGATGCAGTAGAATCAGAAACTGCAATTAAGAAGTCCTCTGACCTTGGCGGGTCACAGGAAGTAACAATCAAAAAATCTAAATGGAACGGTTCTTTCCTCGGTTCCGTGAACGAATTATTTAACTAAAAAGGGTAGGTGAAACAAACAATGAGCAATGAATTATTAGAAAAGACAATTGCAGCAGGTACAACTGCTACAGGTACTTTTGCATCCACTACAGGTGGAACAGGAGTGCACCGTGCATCCGAAAACGGAAACGGTGGTCTATTAAACGCAGAACAATCAGCTCGCTTTTTAGACTATATGTTCGACGCAACCGTAATTGGTAAAGTCGCCCGTACAGTCCGCATGAGAGCAGATACTACAGAAATTGATCGTATGTCAGTTGGAGAGAAGCTTATGAAGCTTGCAACTGAAGGAGACGACACAGCATCAAATAGTGCTGTTACTTTCTCAAAGATCTCTTTGACAACAAAGAAACTTCGCTTGGATTGGGAGCTTTCAACAGAGTCTCTAGAAGACAACATTGAAGGTGCTGATCTAGAAGATCACATCGCCCGCTTGATGGCAACACAAGCAGGTAATGATATTGAAGATGTAGTCCTTAACGGAAATGCATCTTTAACTTCAGATGCACTATACAAGTCATTTGACGGTATTGTTAAGAAGGCAAAGGCCAGCGGTCACGTTGTTGACGCAGGTGGAGCTGCAGTAAGTCGTGCTGTATTTAACAGCGCTCTTAAGGCTCTTCCACGTAAGTACAAGCAACGCCGTGCAGATCTTCGCTTCCTAGCAGGATCAAACTTGATTCAAGATTTCCTATATGCTAACAGCATTGGAACAAACAATACAATCCCACAAGATATTGCTTCAAGCATTATCCGTGGACAAGAGGTACAACCACTAGGTGGACCTGCAGGATATGTGGCACCATTCGCATTCGGTATTCCGATTGTTGAAGTTCCACTTCTTCCAGAGGCACAAGATGGAGATTACACAGGAGAGTCTGGCAACCACGGAGACATCCACTTGACATTCCCAAATAACGTAGTTATTGGTATCAAGCGTGACGTAACTGTTTACCGCTTCTTCTGGCCACGTAAGGACTCTATCGAGTACACAATGTATACTCGTGTTGGCGTTCAAATCGAGCAAGCAGATGCTTGGGTCGTTGTTAAGAACGTAAAAGTAGCTTCATAATAGGATTAAATCCGCAAGAAAGGCCCCCAATTAATTTTGGGGGCTTTTCATTTTAATTTAGTAATGCTATAATTAAATAACCTAGATTAAGGAGATTACTGTGTCATTTGAGACATTAAAGATATCTGAACTTAGAAAGATCGCTGAAGATTTCGGCGTAGATACAGAAGAGTTAAAGAGTAAAAACGATATTGTTGCATCCCTAGCAGACGAAGGCGTTACTTGGGCGGTATATCAAAAAACAATTAAAGATGTAGAGGATGCCAAGGAAGATATTTCTTATGAAGTTCTACCTAAATTTGATCCAAAAGCGGAGCAGCCAGAAAATACTGTTTTAGTTAGAATGACAAGAGCTAACTTTAGATATGATATTATGGGATTCACCTTTACCAAGGATCACCCATTTGTTGCAATGGATAAAGAAAAAGCACAAGAAATTTTTGACAAGGAGGAAGGTTTTAGATTAGCTAACCCAAAGGAAGTTCAAGAATTCTATAGCTAAATTAAACTTTAAAAAATGGAAATATTGTTAGGTACCAATTCGCCAGTAAAACATAAAATTTTTTGGCAAGGGGAAATTAGAGACGCAGATAGCAACCCAGTAGTAAAGCTATTTGACATAACTGAAGACCCAGCAGTAAATCCAGCAATTAACCCAATCACAATATTAGAAACATTAAACTCTGTTAAACTAGAAAACGACATAGGAACTTATGTAGTGTATATTCCATTTGAGTATACAAATAGACATCGAGAGTTAAAGTTGTCCTGGATATATAGTGTAGATGGAGTAACAGTATTTAAAGACCATAAACTAGAAGTTGTAACCCCATATACAGATATTGCACAGTCCATGGACGTTCTTGGAGTTGGAACAGATCCATCTGACCCAAACTATAAAACATATGATCAGTTACTAGAAGCTGAAAGGTATGCCAGAAAAAAAATTGAAGCTTATACTGGACAAAAATTTTCAACCTACGATAACGTTTATGTTACAAACGGATATGGTTCAGATACCCTTCCGTTACCAGAAAAAATAACAGATCTTCATGAGCTTTATGCAAATGATATATTATTGCTAGACAACATTAATGAAATTAATAATTGGAATTATACTGTTGAAATATCTACTACTGGATACGGAATAAGAGTTAATCGTGCAAACTCTTTAGATAATACGGTATATACTGCAAATGGAATGGTTCCCCCATCAATTCATGATTCAAATGGAATTTTTCAGGATAATGTTAGCTATAA